GACATCGGCTTCAGCGCAGATCAAACAACGCGGCTCCAGCAAGCCTTCAAACTCGCAGGTCAAGACGCCGACAAATTCACCGAAGCTGTCCAAAACATTCGCGGCGTGGGTCTCGCCATCGAAGACCAAGCCAAGGCCATCGACCTAGTCAGCGTCCTCACTGAAAAATATGGCGGCAACATAACCAAAGTCACAAACGCTCTGACTGGAGCACTGGAAAGCGGAAAAGTAACGCAGGCCACCCTCAACCAACTCAGCAGCCAAGGTATTGACATCCAAGGCGCTCTAGCTGAAAGGTACAACACAAACCGCGACGCCATCTTGAAGATGGCAAAAGACGGTACCATTTCAGTACAAGATTTAATTGACACACTCGTCGTTCTCGGTAATAAGGGAGTTAAGTCGGCTGAAACAACTCAAAGCGCATTTACCGAAGGTTTTGCTCGCATCCAGCAAGCAACGGAACGTTTACAACAAGTTCTTGTTTCGTCATTCGACGAAACAGGCAAATCTATCCAATTTTCGTTGGGAGGAGCCATCCAAGCAGTAACTCGATATGTCGAAGAGTTTATCCTTGGTCTAGCTGAACTAAGTCGAGTTGCTGGAGCAGCTCTAGATCCAATCATTAGCGGTTACGTCCGTATCCAATCCGCTATTTACAACGCCGTAACAGCTGTACCAGCACTACGTGATGCGATTGTGGCTTTTGCCGCATCCGCCTTCGGCCCGTTAAGCGGAGTCGTAGCGCTGATAGACAAGATCCGTGGAGCAGGAGCAAACAGAAAAAATAAGCTCCAGGGGCCTCCTGTGCCCGCTCGACTTCAAGTTCCTGTACTTCGTTCCTTTGCTGCACCCGCACAAGCTCTTCCCAGCGGAGCAGGTGGCGCTGGCGCAAAAGCCAAGAAAGACAAGACAGCCGAAGAACTCCAACGTTCCCTGGAACAGGGCAGAGCCTTAGCCCAAGAATTTGCACGTCAAGTAAAACTACTAAACACGACCACAGACATCGAACGTAAGCGTCTTCAAATTCAATTTGACTTTGAGGACAGGCAAAAACAAATTTTAGAACTTAAAAACGCTGAACAGCGTACGTCTTTGACAACACAAAACCAAGAAATCCGGCGCTTGGAGCTGATTGATCTCCAGACCGAAGCGCTTAAGAAACAGACAGACGAAGCTGAAAAATTATTTGATGTAATAATCCAAGGTTACAACTTCGGTGTCAGCCGCGAAGGCGGCACCGGAGCCGGTATTTTTGGTAAATTATCGGAATTAAAGCAAAATTTAGATCCTGTAAAAGTCCAAGTAGATAGTATTGCAACAGGAGCAACTGTAATTGGCGATGCCTTTAGTCTTGCGTTTGGTGAAATTATTAGCGGTGCAAAATCTACAGAGCAAGCACTGGCAGACACGTTCCAGCAGATCGGAGATGCCTTCATAAATATGGCTGTAAATATCATCGCTCAGCAGATGACGATGATTATTCTTGGCAGCATATTGAAGGCCTTAGGCCTAGGCTTCAATCTTTCTGGTACTAATGCACTTTCCACGGGTTCGAGTCCGCTCGGGGGAATTGGTGGAAGCCTTGGCGGTGCCGGTTACGGAGGAGTCAGTGGTATTACGCCGATAGGACCATCTTTTGGGGGAGCTACTTTCCCGGCCTTCTTTGCCGATGGCGGCTTCGTTACAGGTCCTACAAGCGCCGTGGTTGGTGAGGGCGGCCAATCTGAGTACATCATCCCCGCCAGCAAGATGCGCTCCGCCATGAGCCGGTATGCTGCTGGCGCACGCGGCTCTGCGGTCATCCCGGCTGGCAACGACACCAGCAGCGGCGGCGGCACCGCCACAATGGCACCAGCCGCCATAGACGTGCGCTACACAGTGGAACGCATCAACTCCGTTGATTACGTCACCGCCGACCAGTTCCGCGCTGGCATGGCACAAGCCGCCCAGCAAGGCGCCACACAAGGTGAACAGCGCACCCTCCGCCGCTTGCAACAATCTCGCGCCACCCGTAGCCGCCTCGGCATGAACTGATGGACACCAGCTTCAAGACCGAAATAGCCCTGGGTCACATGCTGACCGCCAAGCCTCGCACGGCTGGCGCCGCCCCGCTTTACTTTCAAAACTTCTGGATCAACGAAAACGTCGCCTACAACGGCAACACCCACGGCTTTCTGCCGTTCGGCTTTTCTGGCGTCACGGTCAACCGCAGCGGCGACAACCAGTCCACGCAACTGGCGCTGCCTAACAACTCCCTCAGCCGTAGCTGGGCCTCCACGCTAGTCGATGGTAGCTGGGTGGTGTTGGTGGACATGCTGATGCTCAACCCCGACAACAAGGCCGACTACCGCGTGCTTAGCTCCTACGCAGGTCAAGTAGCTGGCGCCATCTGGAGCGACGCCGAACTCCGCTTGGAGATCTCCTCTGTCATCGACGCAGTTGGTGGTGACGTGCCAAGACGCCGCATCACTGAAGACGTGTTTGGCCCACTGCCCACCACTGCGCAGGTCCGCCTGAGCTGATGTACGACCTGATCGGTCGCCCGTACCGCCTCGGCGCAGACGGCACCGACCCTGATGGCGCCATCGACTGCATCCACCTCGTCTACACAGCCCTGGATCGCCTCGGCATCGCTACCCCCGATTTCGACCCCTGCTGGTACGACGCCCCACCTCGTCAAATCCTCAAGGCTATCCACGGCTGGGGACGCCGCGTGCTAGATCCTTTGTATGATGGAGATGTGGTTCTCCTACCACACAAGAATTACGCTTTCGGGACAGTTTGGCAGGACGGCATCCTCTACATAACAGCCAGTCTGCAAGCGGTGACCTGGCACCCGCTTACGGCGTTTCCTGCACTCCGCTGCTACCGCAGCAACTGCTCCCTTACGAGCGCCAGCTAATTCAAGAACTGGGTTGCACCGAACAAGAATATCTGGAATTCAAGCAACGCATCGACTGGCTCAGCCGCGAACGTCCGGCGGAGTACGCGCATATTCCAGACGTACAAAACGATGCTTTAACTGTTGCGATTATTTCACTAGTCCTTGGTGTCGTTTCCCAAGGTCTATCACTGCTTTTAGCACCCAGGCCGCCTGCGCAACAACGCCAAGGCGGCAACCGCACGCTTGACAGCATTGCAGGCCGCGACCGATTCGCCCCGACATACGGCTTCCAAGCCAACCAAGAACTAAGCCGCTACGGCGAAACGATTCCGATTGTCTTCACTAAACAGCAACGCGTTCAGTTAAACATCAACGGCCGCACCGACTTCTATTACGTCGGCGGCATCATGATCAGCCCCAAGCTGGTCTGGTCTCGTATGTTTAGTTGGGGCGGCTACCAAAGCCTCAGCATGGTCTTCCTGGCAGGGCAATCGCCCATGCCCCGAGGTCCATACAACACTCCCGCAGAAATCGCCGCCGATCGCGCTGGCGTTTACATCGGCCAACTACCCCTGGATTCTTTCCCCGACGGCGACTACCGCTGGTACTACTACCAAGGCGGCACTCCAATCGCTGGTACGACCACCTACGAGGCCCTGCCCGGCAGCGTTCGCACCACACCAGACAGTCGCCTACGCGGCCACAACAATCGCTACGGCAGTTTTGGCACGCCAATCGGCCCCGACGAGAACGCCTTCAACGCCCAAACCTTTGCGGGCCTGACCGCCGACGCCTTTTGCCACTCGTTCTCCCCATCGTCCCGCACCCAGTTCGGCGCCTACAACGGTCTCCCAAACGGCACGCCATACCGCCTGAACTGGGACGTTGTTTCCTACTTGTCCGGCGCTTCCGAGCAAACAGCAGGCTCCTACACGGCCAAACGCTTCCAGATTGCGGGCAACCCCAAAATGGCTGGCGTGGGACGTAACTACGCCCGCCAGTTCGGCATCGTCTCAGCCAACGTCAACGGCACAGAATATACATCTCCGCAGCAAAGCAACGGCCTGCGCGTCCAAATGGTTGTCGGTGGCACTGTCACCGTCATCTACAACGCAGGCAAACTGCAAGACACGCTCTATTACGACACCAGAAATCCAAACATTGTTGCAAACAGGCAGCGCGGTTTGGAATACACCTACGCAAACCCCGATCTAGAAGCCGTCGACAATAAGCAAATCATCTCCGCCATCCAAACCGAACACGAACAGCAAGATGAGCTGCTCAAGATAGGCACCAAATGGATGATCGGCAACTGCATGTTCCAGGTAAAATCTCGAACCCCGGCAGATAATGTTTACGACAAAACAGATTCTTCTCCTTACACCGTAATTCTTGAGTGCATCGCTGTTTATGGCGACGGCGGCCCAGGCTATGTCGGTGTGTGCCACCGTCCGTTCATCACATCAGACACAAACCTTCCCGAAGGCGCTGACGGCCCGCTGTTTGACATCGGGCAAGCCTGGTTCCCGATCTGCAAAGCTGAGATCGCCACATTCCAAAACTCTCGCGCTTGTGAAGTAACCGAAATCGGCATCAAAAGCAATGTCTGGACACGCTTCAACGGCATCACTAACTTCAACTCAGTGCCGTCCGTTGAAAAGCTCCACAAGTACGACGTTGAAAATACCAGTCTTTCCACTGGAACAAACCAGTCCTACGCCCGCCGCGCCTCCTTCTTCCATCTCTACGTCAGACCTGCCAACAACGACTACAGCTCCGAAGAGGGTTGGGCCAAGTTAAATCCGTTCCCCTTCTGTGTTGTTGGATCTGCGCCACAAGATCAGTACAACTTCATCCGCATCGCGCAGCCCTTCGATCAGTTTGAATACCGCATCCGCCCGATTACCTCCGGCGAGATTAACCAGATTATTGGTCGCGGCTTGTGCATCCGCCTGAACAGCGACGGCATCACAGCGACCAACCCGTTCTACGACGCCTCGGGCATCGTCACGCAATACGGCACATTTACCATCCGCGTCCGGGGCTTCCTCGACGACATCGCTGCACTGGCACTCCACTCGGAAATGGTCAGCGACCCGGTCTTTTCGGGCAGTCAAGTTACAACCGCACCCGTATCAAGTGTGCGTTTTGTGCGTGCTTTTTCCTACCGCGACAACACCGACGCCAACCTCCGCCGCATCAGCAATGGCATCGCAAAAGCCATTGGCAAAGACCCTGACAACATTGGCGAGGCTCCGTTTCCCGATGTCCCTTACTTCCCGTTGCCCGTTGGCGCTGAATACCAGTTCACCGAAGCAGACAAAAATAACTTCCAGTTCAGTGGCGGTGGCCGCACCGTCCGACTCAACATGCGGTTGCGCGTCGAAAACCTTGGTCCCAACGAACCTGGCGCAGCTCGCACAATCTTCTGGACCTTGGTAAACGGCCAATCCATCCCAGCCAATTTCACCGGTAATTGGACAGGCGGCGAAATCTTTGTAATCACTAAGCCAATTCTTGACGACACCCTGGTCGATTACATTTTTGAAGTCAATACACCTGCCACCACTCGCACCTACACCACGGTCTCGGGCCCGCGCATTTTTGAAATAAACAGCGCGATTGCCGAAGTGTCGCACTACAGCAACCTCATCACCCGCAGTTGCGACAACGGCCCTGAGCACGAGCTGGTTTACGTCAACGAAAACCTCGCCAACGACCCCATCCGTAACGGCGTCGCCTCGTACACGGGCTGCGCTATGGCAGGCATCAGCGTCCGCAGCGGCATCAGCCTCAGCAGCTTCGAGCAACTACACATCTACCAAAAGAAAGGCATCCAAGTCACCAACATCCGCCGCAACTCCAACGGCAATACAGTCCTCACCACAGACTCCTCCAACATTTTCACCGACCTCGCCTACTACCTCCTCACCAATCCTCACACTGGGGCAGGCGAGCTGATCAGCAGCGACCTCGTCGATCTCGCCCAGTTTGCTCGCACCGGCTCCTTCCTCGAAGCCAACGGCCTGTACTACGACGACGTAATTGTCGAACCGCAAAACCTGCGCGAATTTCTGGCACGCATCAGCACCTCGCTGCTATGCAACCTTGTCATGCGCGGCGGCAAGTTTTCAATCGAACCTGCCCTCCCCATCGACACCACACGCAACTACACGATGTTCGATGTCAAGGTGCCCATCTCGGGCATCTTCACCGAAGGCAACATCATCGAAGACTCGTTCCAACTGGAGTACGTCCAAGCCCAAGAGCGCCTGCCCATTCGTGCCATGGTGCGCTACCGCACCGAACTGCCCAACCGCTTCCCGCAAGAGCAAACAGCAGTCGTGTACTACACAGACCAGCCCAACGGCCCACTGGAGGAGTTCAAC